TCTGGTCGAATTAATACCCCCTGTATTTAATTTTGCTTTGGGATTTTACGACCATAATGACTACTATTCCAAAGAATGTCTATGGTATGACGAGATTAAGCTTAATGATGATACGAAGAAGTGGTTACTAGAAAGTGACCCACCGGAAATTGTATCTGAAGATCTGTCTAAAGTCAGTAGAAACAATGACATATACAGAGAAGTATGTAAAGAGCATAAAAGTATGATGGATAAAATGAAAGATAAAGCAGATAGAGTAATTGATAAAACCTTGATGGCAACCGAGGAAGAAGATGGCTAAATCCATGAGACTAGGTGGTGGAGGACGCTTTGCAAAGTTAGCAAAAAAGACTGGGAGTAAAAGACTAGCTGCCTGGATTGGTAGAAAAAAGCATGGTAAAAAGAAGATGGCATCAATGTCTGCAAAAGGCAGGAAACGAGCAGCAAGTAAGAAACGTAGTACTAGAAAAAAGAGGAAATCATAATGCCTAGAGGAAAAGGAACATACGGTACTAAGCGAGGAAGACCTCCTAAAAAGAAAAAGAAGAAGTCTCCGCCAATTAAACGAAAGAAAAAGAAGGGATATTGAATGAAGATATTTCTCTGGATTATAGGCGGTGCAGTAATTCTTTGTGCTGCATTAGGTATTATTTATATCGCAGCTTTATCAAGGATACATTAAGGAGATAATCCAATATGGTATGGAAACCACCAAAACACGATCCTAATAAGAAGATTAAGCCAGAAGATCTAGTAACAAAAGGACCTTACAGATACGATCCTAATGAGAAAATTGATCCGAATGACTTTATAACGAAAGGACCAGCTAAACTACCAAAGAAAAAACTCACGGACGAAGAATTAAAGAAACACATAAATTTATTAAGAGAAGGTCCCCTGAGGAGATAAAATGCCTAAATTAAAAGATAAAGATCTTAAGAAAGTTGTTAAAGATGCATTAACACAAAGAGAAGCTAGAAAATCTTTAACTAAAAAAGGTAAGCAAAAAGAAACAGTAGAGAGTACAAACAGATTCATACAATATCAAAAAGAATCAAAAAGTCCACGATTACAAACTAAAGCTGAACAAACTGCTTCATATAAAAATCTACGAAGAACTAATGCAATGGTTGCTAAAACTAGAGCAGCACGTGCAAAATACGAAGGGCGTAATAAAGCTGAACAACAAGAGGCTGAATATAAAGCTGAGATACGCTCAGCACGAGATGACGAAAGAGAAGCTTATTTAGCCCAGGTCAGGAGAGGAACAAGTAAGCCTCGCGGCTATTAAAATTTACTATTTACCCACTTGTAGAATACGTATAAGCCCATTATCATTAGTATATAAATAATACCGTCAAACCAGGGGATTTCATTTAAGAAATCTGCTGTATCTCCAGATAGATCTCCAATCATAGCCTCTCCTTAAGAGTAGATCCAAACTACTCCAGCAGTCTTATTGGCATCTACATCTACATGAATAAAATTCTTTGCAATTCCGACCCTATCAAATATCTGAAAAGCAGCGTTAAGTAGTTGATATCGTTCACCAGAACCCGTATATCCTAGGTCTGCTGCCCAGCCTCCTATATGAGAGCTGGTCTCGCTAGCTCCTATATTTCCATTATGTCTAGCACATCTAACCCCACTATTAATTGTAATTGATCTCCCTATAAGATCCCTAACTTGTTGCACTTTTACTGCAAGTTCTTGTTTAATATCGGCTTCTCCGCACCCACATTTACAAGCATATTCTTCTTTATTAAAATTAGTTGTTAGATCCCCCATATGCCTTATCTCCTTGATTTACTTGTTGTTTAAATGGATTATAAGCTTTAAATTTAACAACTCGTCTAGCTGTAATAACTGCTGGTTCGCCTGTCTTGGGATTGCGTCCATCTCGCTCAACCTTATCTCTAGTAATAAAACAACCAAAACCACGAATAGTTACTCTTCCATCCTTAACAATTCCATGTTTAATACAATCTAAAACTGTTGATATATAGTCTTCTACTTCACTTTGTGTGGTATCTAGTGCTTTAGCAATGTTATTTGTTAGTTCTACTCTAGTCATTTGGTCTCCTTAGGATATTTAGTGAATAATTTATCTACAACAGCCTGTAATCTAATTTTATCCCCTTCTACATCTGACTTAGGTGGGCGGTCATCTTCACACATATTCATCATCTGAGCGTCTCTCAGGACGTACAAAGATGCTATCGCTTTAGTAATGTGATGTAAATTACTATCTGGGTCAATGTCCTGACCTTCCCAATAATCAAATAGATGGCCTATAGTCGCATCAATATACACACTAGCACGAACTCCTGCAATACGATAGTTATGTCTACCATATTTAATAGCTCCTTCTAGCATTCCAATACTAACTTCTTTAGTTACGTTTGCCGGTAATCCTGAGTAAAATCTGGGTTTTTTAGTTCCTATTTCATCTTTAGGATTGTGTTTTTTAATCGACCTAATAGACTTGTTTCTTTTCTTTGTCGGCATTCTCTCTCCTTTTTATATTCATTTGACATGTCCCTCCCACACTTTTGGCTACAAAATTTAGTGTTTCTTTTATTTGTAGCATAATACGACTTTTTGCACATTATACATGTTTGTTTTCTAGCCCCAGGGGCATATTTAGTTATTTGTGAATGAGTTGCAGGTTTTGATTTCGTATGTCTAGGGTGTGTTTTCCTCCCTAAGTTTTTATATACCGAACCGCTAATATTTATATGTGAGTTGCTTTTATCTAATACTGAGTCATATATTATCTTGACTTCTTCTTTTGAAATTGTTTCTTGATGTTCAAGTTTATTAGTTTTTTTATTTGGTCTATATATTTTAACTTCTGATAACATTTGGCTTCCTCAGTCTTAAGTTGCGATTTATATCAATTTTTGGTATATCTTATATAGATATGGAGTCAGATAAATTTAATTTTACAGATGAAGAATTTCTAAATGTCGTTAATTTACTTTGTAAATTAGATCTAGACGAAGATGAGTATACTCCTCTTACATCTATGGATGCTCATTTAAACATGGAACAATTGGATAGTTTAAGTATGACTGTTTTCTTTATATGGATAGTCCACTTATTTGGAATTCCTGAAACTACTATGCGAGAATTCGTAAGTAAAGGCATATTTACGGTACGTGCAATAAAAGAGTTTGTTATACTTGAAGCTACCCAAACATATTCATATGCTGAAGCACAAAAATATACTAAAAAAGCTGGTAGTTATTTTGGTGGTAATTTGACAAAATGATATTCGCACATACCAGTTTAATACAAGAAGGTGAATCTGCTTTATTTTATAGGTTTAATCGACCTTTAAATGGTTATATGATAGCAGGATTATTTATTGCGCCAAATATGGAAGCTAAGTTAAACTTTGCTAAAGTATGGAAATATTTTGTATCTGAAATTGTACAAGGAGATGATATATACTGTTCCGTACCTTTAGGAGTAACAAGTTCTATGTTTGACAACTACCTGGATTATCATGATACAATAGATGGCCTTAAAATATATAAGGTTGATAATTTTCTTAAATCAGAATACAGTAATTATGATAAACATATAGAAAGAGCTGGGAGTGACGCATGAGTAAAGAAACAGATACTGATAAAAATGATCAGACTGAAACTGATGCTTCTACTTTAGTAGATTGGGAAAACCCACCTAGTCTTGCTGATCTTAAACAAGATCATGAATCTGCTCAGGTAGCCCATCAAGTTCATGTTGATGAAGTTGATGCCTGGTTAAGAGTACTTGATGGTGAGCAAACTATTAATGCTAAAAGAGGACGTTCTAAGTTAGTACCTAGATTAGCACGTAGACAAGCCGAATGGCGTTATGCTGCTTTATCAGAACCCTTCCTATCCACAGATGATTTATTTAATACCTCTCCTCAAACATTTGAAGATAAAGATTCTGCAGTACAGAATGGTATGTTGTTAAATTACCAACTTAACTGTCGTATGGACAAAGTAGCCTTTATTGATGAGTATATTCGTACAGCTGTAGACGAAGGTACTGTAGTTGTACGTATTGGTTGGGAATTTGAAGAAGACAAACGTAAAGTTTATACAGATATAATGGAACAGCAGCCGGTAATAGATCCGAATACTGGTCAACCAGTAGTAGATCCTAATACAGGACAACCTGCGATACAGGAAGTTAAAACAGGGCAAAAATCATCAATAAAAACTATTACTGTTAAAAATCAACCAGTATTAACAGTATGTGATTATAACAATTTAGTATTAGATCCTACTTGCGAAGGTGATATAGAAAAGGCTAATTTTGCTGTTTATAGCTTTGAAACATCTTTGTCAGAACTTAAGAAAGACGGAAGATACGAAAATCTTGATGATATTAATTTTGAAAGTGCTTCAGTATTGTCTGAACCAGATCATGCAGTTAATACAGATGATGATGCTTTCACATTTCAAGATAAAGCTCGTAAGAAAGTTATTGCTCGTGAATACTGGGGATTTTGGGATATTGATGATACTGGAGAGGTTAAACCTTTTGTAGCTACCTGGGTAGGCGATACTTTTATTAGAATGGAAGAAAACCCTTATCCAGATAAGAAACTCCCTTTTATATTAGTTCAATATTTACCTAGACGTAAGAATATTTATGGAGAACCAGATGCAGCTCTTATCGAAGATAATCAAAAAATCGTGGGTGCTGTTACTCGCGGCATTATTGATATTATTGGCCGCAGCGCTAGTGGGCAACAAGGTATTAGAAAAGATGCTCTTGACGTAACTAATGCACGTAAATTTGAACGTGGTGAAGACTATAAATTTAACGCTAATGTAGACCCAAGACAAGCATTTCATATGGAAGTGTATCCTGAGATTCCTAGATCTGCTCTTGAAGTATTAAATATGCAGAATAACGATGCTGAAGCATTAACAGGTGTTAAAGCATTTACTCAAGGTATTTCAGGACAGGCATTAGGAGTTACAGCTACTGGTATTAGATCAGCACTTGATGCTACATCTAAGCGTGAATTAGGTATTTTACGTAGGCTTTCAAATGGATTAAATCAAATTGGTCGTAAAGTTATTTCAATGAATTCAGAGTTCCTGGAAGACGAAGAAATTATCCGTATCACTAATGAAGAGTTTATAGCTATTAACCGAAATGATTTAGGGGGGAAATATGATATCAAGCTTAATATTTCTACTGCTGAAGCTGACGAACAAAAAGGTAGTGAGCTAGCCTTTATGCTACAAACTATGGGTAATACTATGCCCCCAGAAATGAGTCAAATGATTCTAGCGGATATCGCTAAATTACGTAAAATGCCTGATTTAGCTAAACGTATTAGTGAATATAAACCTCAACCAGATCAGATGGCTCAACAAAAAGCACAACTTGAAAATGCATTATTAGAAGCTAAAGTTAAAAATGAAACTGCTAAGGGACAAGAAAATGCTGTTGATGTTGAGCTTAAGAGTGCCAAGACTCAGACAGAACTTGCTAAAGCACGAGGTATGCATAGTGACTCTGATAATAAAGATCTAGACTTTGTTGATAAAGAGTCTGGAGCCAGAGATATGAGAGAAATGGATATGGAAGGTAGAAAGCATGCTCAAAATATGGAAAGTAAAGAGCATGATAGGTTATCTAATCTTGATAAAAGTGCATTTGATCAATTAACTACAACACAAGGGGGAGTATGACAGATTTAGAACAAGTTGAAATACAGATTGATATGGCTCACAAATTAAGAAAAATGAGAGATAACTGTGTTAAATTAACGGCTAGTGAACCATGGAAAGATATTATTGGTGAGGGGTATTTTAAAGAAGAGGCGGCTAGGTTAGTTATGGCTAAAAGTTCTCATCTTACTCC